CACCGCTATTTGGTGGTATCAAGTGGTCAGGGGCGAGATTAGGGTGATGGACTATTACGCCGTATCAGGCGCAAGCATTGAGGAAATAGCCGATGTGGTCAACGCCAAGGGCTACCGATACACCCGCCACCACCTGCCGCATGATGCCAGAGCCAAGACCCTTGCAAGCGGTGGTAAGTCGATTGTTGAGCAGTTGGCGGCACATTTGGGCGGCATGAGCAAGCTGGCAATAGTGCCTGAGATCGGCATACAAGACGGCATCCAAGCCGTGCGGATGATCCTGCCCATCTGTTATTTTGACTCCAGATGCGATGAGGGGCTGGAAGCGTTAAGGCAATATCAGCGGGAATATGATGAGGATAAGAAAACTTTTCGTCAAACTCCCCGCCATGACTGGTGCTCACACCCAGCAGATGCGTTTAGAATGCTTGCAGTAGCTTATAGACAAGAAGCAAAAGATCAGACACCGCCCAAGGGCAAGACCCTGCAAACCATCACATTAGATGAGCTGTGGGACTTTGAGATGCAACATAGAGAGGAACGCATATGAGCCAGCCAGTAGCAGAAGTCGGTGGATACAAAAACATCACCGCCACAGGCGCAGTCAGTAATGGCCCTTGCCAGTTGATTGGTTTCTACGTCAACAACACGACCGCAGGCACATTGGTGCTCCGTAACGGCGGGGCAGGTGGTGAGGTGATGAGTGGCACGATTACCCCATTGATTGGTTTTCACCGATTTCCCGCTAACGTGGGGGTCAGTCTGTACGCCACGGTTGGCGGCACTGGATTGGATGTGACATTCTTCTTTGCCGCAGGTAGTTAACCATGTACGAAGAAAACGGCGCATACGAGGGCGAAGACCCAGGCCCGTACTGGCATGACCAGATTGAGACCGCCATCAAAATATTTGATAAGTGGGAAAAGCGCGGTTTAAAGGTTGTCAAGCGATATCGAGATGAGCGTGATGCCATTGAGATGCCAAGGATGAAGTTCAATATCCTTTGGTCAAACATTCAAGTGCTGTTTCCAGCCTTGTATGGTCGCCAAGCCAAGCCCGAGGTTTCACGCCGTTACATGGATCAAGACCCTGTCGGTCGGTTGGCATCCACGATGCTCGAGCGCGTGATGGAGTACGAGACCACCCAATTCGGTGACTTTGACGCTGCCATGTCTGGTGCGGTGCAGGACAGATTGCTGCCTGGTCGCGGTACGGCATGGATACGTTATGAGCCGGTCATTGTCAATGAGCAGCCAGAAGCAACCGAAACCGCAGGGCAGATGGAAGAACCGACCGAGCCGCAGGTTAGTGGCGTGGTGGAAGACCCAACAGAGCGCATTGACGCAGCTCACAGTCCAATTGATTACGTCTACTGGTCAGATTTCCTGCATTCACCAGCTCGCACATGGGATGAAGTGTGGTGGGTAGCTCGGGCGGTCTACATGACCAAGGACGAGGGCGTAGAGCGTTTTGGTGACGTATTCAAGAACGTCAGCCTGACCAGCTCAAACACCGACATGGACGGCAAGAATCCATTGACCGCCAAGATGACCTATGACAAAAAGGCAATGGTCTATGAGATTTGGAACAAGCGCAGCGGTAAGGTTTGCTGGATTGCCAAAGGTTATCCACAGGCATTAGATGAGCGTGATGACCCGCTAGAGTTGGAAGAATTCTTCCCATGCCCCAAACCGCTGATGGCGACCACCACCACCGGCACGATGATTCCTGTACCTGATTATTGTGAGTATGAGGATCAGGCGCAAGAACTGGACAACCTGACCCAGCGCATTTACTTGCTGACCAAGGCTTGTAAAGCGGTTGGCGTGTTCAATGCCGAGTTCAAGGAACTGGCGCGGATGTTTAGCGAGGGCGTGGACAACAAACTATTCCCAGTGACCGGCTGGGCGGCAATGTCGGAAAAGGGCGGCTTAAAGGGCGCTATCGACATGATGGACACATCGCAGATCATTGTGACCTTGCGAGAGCTGTACGCTGCCAGAGAACAGGTTAAGCAATCGATCTACGAGATTATGGGCATATCTGACATCCTGCGTGGATCGTCTAAAGCTCAGGAAACTCTTGGTGCTCAACAACTCAAGGCCAACTTTGGTAGTTTGCGGTTAAAGAGTAGCCAAGGCGATGTAGCTCGATTTGCTACCGACATCTTCAGGCTCAAAGCGCAGGTCATTTGCAAGTTTTACCCGCCTGAGCTGATTGTGGAGATGTCTGGGGTAATGAATACACCAGACGGTCAAGACCCGCAGATGTTGCAAGCGGCGATCCAAATGCTGTCAAACAGCACAATCAGAGATTTCCACATTGCGGTTGAAGCTGACAGTCTGGCGCAAATTGACGAGCAAGCTGAAAAGCAGGGCGCACAAGAGGCCATCCAAGCCATTGGTGCATTCTTGCGTGAGGCAATTCCTATGATCAGCCAAGCGCCTGAGACCCTGCCTATGGCCTCTGAGATGCTGTTGTTCTTGGTGCGCCGATTCAGAGCTGGTCGAGGGTTGGAGAGTGCAGTTGAGAGGGCAATGAAAGCCTTGCAAGACAAAGCGGATCAGGCTAAACAACAGCCACCACAACAGAATCCTGAGATGATGCAAATGCAAGCCGAGCAACAGGCCGAGCAGATGCGGATGCAAGCACAGGCTCAGACTGAGCAAATGAAAGTGCAAGCGCAAGCCCAGATCGAGCAAGGTAAGGCACAGCTTGAGATGCAGATGCACCAGGCTAAAACGCAAGCAGAGATGCAATTAGCGCAGATGAAAGCCGAGTTTGAGGTTGCCAAGCAAAACAACGAAATGCAAATAAAGGCCAGAGAAATGGCCGGACGGGAAGAATATGAACGATGGAAAGCAGAACTTGATGCAGCGACTAAAGTCCTTGTGGCTCAAATTGGCGCAAAAGCTGGGCTTGATCAAGCCGCAATGAGCGCACAAATGGCGGCATCCGAAGAAGTTGACTCTACTTTGGGTGACGGCATGAGCGAGGCAATTAACCGCTTGGCTGATATGCACGGTCAGACGCTGGGACAGATTACCGGCGTGATGCAAGCAATCAGCGCACCCAAGCGCATTATTCGTGGGCCTGATGGTCGGGCGGCGGGTGTTGAGATTGTTTCATGAGCTTGGTCTTAGCTGACAGGGTACAGGAGACCACGACCACTGTTGGAACTGGGACGCTGGCGCTTGATGGTGCGGTACAAGGCTTTCAGAGCTTTGCCGCGGTTGGTAATGGAAACACTACCTACTACACCATCCAAGGCACAACCCAGTGGGAAGTGGGGATTGGCACATATTCAGCCAATACGTTGACCAGAGACACGGTAATCAGCTCATCTTTAGGCGGTGCAAAACTATCTTTGGCGGCGGGAACAAAGCAAGTATTTGTCACCTTGCCTGCTGAAAACACCATAACCTCAATTGCATCTGCTGATGGAAGCGTTGTTGTTACCACGGCTGGATCGCTTGTTGACATTGCAGTATCGCAAACGTCACCAGCATCTGTGCTTGTTGAGCGAGTACGAAATTCAACCGGTGCAACCCTGACAAAAGGCACAGCGGTTTATATCTCAGGCGCAACAGGACAGCTACCAACTGTTTCAAAAGCATTGGCTACAAGTGATGCCACATCAGCGCAGACTTTGGGATTGATAACTGCTAACTTGGCAAACAATTCAAATGGCTATGTAACCATCATTGGATTGGTTGATGACCTTGATACATCAGCGTACACCGATGGGGTGCAGCTTTATTTAAGCCCAACCACGGCAGGCGCTTTAACCGTAACTAAGCCGTATGCGCCACAGCATCTTGTCTATGTGGCTGTCGTTGCCCATGCACACCCAGTTCATGGCAAATTGATTGTTAAGGTGCAAAACGGCTACGAAATGGATGAGTTGCATAACGTCTCAGCACAAAACCCAAATAATGGCGACATATTGGTTTACAGCTCGGCAACAGGTTTGTGGGTAGCAAGCGCACCATCTGCCATTTGGGGCGCATAAATGTTTGGCTACGCCGCATTTGCTGAGTTACCGTTTGCCACGATTGGCGCAAGGGTTGTCCCACCACCGCCGTCTGAGATCATGCTGGGCGGTCACTTTGGCTTTGACGAGCGCGACAAGCATTGGGAAGAAGAAAAGCGGCAAGAGGCCAAACGCAGGGAAAGAATCAAGACCGCCTTGTTTGGCTTACCGCCTGACCAGCGTGAAAAGATTACAAGCGCACCCACCGAAACAATAAATATTGCGGCACAAACAGTAATCACTTATGATGCGGTCATGGTTCAGATTGAAACGTTGAGAAAGCGAATTGAATTTGAGCAGGATGAAGAAGATTTTGAAACACTTTTGGAGTTGCTTTGAGAACTACATGGGTTTTTCCATCAGACGGCAGTGAGCCTTACGAAAAGAGTAAAGGCCCAGCCGCTGAATACACCACGGTGATGGGTGACATTGCCCCATTTTTATCGCCTGATGGCGTAATGATTGAAGGCAGAAAGCAGTGGCGTGACCACCTTAAGCGCACCGATTCCATCGAAATGGGGCATTCAGATGTTAAGTATGCTCAAGAGCAATGGAACAAGAAAAAAGAAGTTCACCGTGACCGGCTGCGCGGACAGTTGCAGACCGTGCAAGAGTTTGACCGACCAGGCGCACCGATAGCACCTGTTAAGATGTCTAACCTAAACGTAGAGATGGCAAACCGTTTACACAACCGTCCCATGCCTGAGCGCAAGGAGATGATCAAAATGACTTTGGAACAAATGAAAAGGATGAA